TGGGAATATATCCAAGTCGTTTGACAGATACGTCGATTTGAGCACTTATGGCGACGATATAATTGCGCGAATCGATGAGCATCTCCAGGGAGAGTTTAACCCTGAAATTTATGCTCGTATTTGCAAAACGGAATTGGATATGGACATCACGAGTGCTGCGAAGGATGGTGTCCACAGAATGGTTACAATTGGTGAGGTTTCATTTCTCAAGAGGACCTTTAGGTACCATATGGGCCTTGGGAAAAATGTAATGACTTTGGATGCGTCGAGTTTACACAAGATGTGTGAGTGGAACCTTCCGTCTAAAGTCATTACTTTGGAGCAACAAACTGTCGAATCGTGGCAAGCTATGTTACGCGAGTACTTTTTCTACGATGACAGATGTGGGTATGAAAAGCTCCGGTCCTTGTGTCATGAACTGTATGACACACTTGAGGGTAAAGAGGTCATTACCTTCAAAACGCTATCGTTTGATGAAATGATCGCGTATTACTCCTCGGACCAAAATGCTTCTACCGAGGAAGAGAAGCACCCAGATTGCGATCCTGACTTGTGAGGTAGGTTCTTCACCCTCATAAGTCCTGCGCAATCTGGTTCCCGGAACAATTGAAGAAAATCAACGGCAGAGTTGGTCGACCGCGTTGATTATTTAATGGCCATCGGTTCGTAAAAATTTTGAAAACATGAGAGATAATTTGAAAATTGAAAAAGCTGAGATTGAAGGAAAATTAGCCGAATTTGAGTCTATGAATCAGTGTCGCTTGAGATCCCACGGGAAAAGAATAGATTATTCTGTTCCCACTAAGATGGAGAGTGCCGATTTGAAAGGTTATAAAAAGTTGTTATCGCATTACACTGACATCCTTACCACTTTAAACTACATTGAAATGATGTTGTCTAAGTGGAATTTGCCAACGACGGAGTCTTTTGATATGAGCACTGGGAGCGTTAGCGCTCCCAATGTTGATGTCAAAGAAACCGTTACGGATGTCGGAGGAAGTCCTAGTGATGTTTCTGTAACAGCTGCTTATGACTCTCACATTTTGACTCATACGGCTCAAACTATGGATGATTTTCTTTCCAGACCTGTTCAAATAGCCACCATTACTTTGAACACCGGATCTCAGTTATTTTCCAAGTTAGAGGTGTGGGATATTTTCTTAAACTTGCCCTCAGTAAGAGCCAAGTTAAGAAATTATGCGTACGTAAGAGGTAATTTAAACGTTCGTATAGCAGTATCAGCCTCCCCTTTCCAAATGGGGAGACTGATAGCCAGTTTTGTACCCCACGTCATGCACAATGATAACGCTGCTAGATATGACTCCCTTACCCCATCCACGCCAGGCGAATTGTTTCGATATCGTGCGTGGATGGCTCAGCAGAGGATTAGTACTGTAATTGACGTTAAGGAGAACAAACCAGTGGATATGCTAATTCCATATATTTCGCCTTCCCCTATGATTCGTCTGTTCAACGATAGTCCCTTAGCCTTAGGATCAGGTTCCGACTTCACTATGGCTAGTTCAATGGGTGAGCTTTATATTACAACGCTCAATGAGGTGGATGGCCCTGCTGCCGCACCTCCCACTATCGCTATTTACGTATACGCATGGATGACGGATGTGAAGCTGGGATGCCCGACAGGATCCCAGTTGGCCATTGTCACCGAAAGTGCTGACGTAAAAGACAAAGATGAGAGAATAGTAGGACCAGTAGAAAAAGCCGCGACTTGGACCGCAACTGTTATGAAAGCCTTGTCAAAAGTTCCTGTTATAGGACCTTTTGCGCAGGCAAGTAGTATGATTGCTTCCGGCTTGTCTTCCATGGCTGCTATTTTTGGTTGGTCAGTCCCTACGATAATTACCCAACCGCATAGGGTGAAAAACGAACCGTATTGTAATGGCGCCAATTTCATTGGTTACGATACTGGTAAGCGCCTAACATTGGATCCAAAACAGGAATTGACTGTGGATCCACGTTGTGTGGCTACTAGCGAGGACGAGATGTCTATCGCTTATATCTGCCAAAGAGAAGGTCTCGTAGATCAAACTACGTGGCAAACATCTTCAGCAGTTATGACGCCTATTTGGTCCGTGGGCGTTAACCCTCTTAACTACAAGACCTCATTGGTAGGAGGAAAGTATACTGTACAGCCTACGCCTTTGGCGTTTGCTGCGCGTGCTTTCCGTTACTGGAGAGGTACTTTGACCTATAGGTTTGAGTTTGTTACTTCCGCTTTTCATAGAGGCAGAGTTGCCATCATGTATGATCCCAATATCATGCAAGCTTCTATTATTAGTGGTAATTTGTCGTTTAATAAGCAAAATACAGTTATTATCGATTTACAGGAAACTCAGTCTATAGAGATCTGTGTTAATTGGGCTTTCCCACGAGCCTGGGCCCGGGTAGCCACACCCACTCTTGCCCGCACCTATTTGGGGTCTTTTTCACCAGTTGCGGGCGACGGAGCTATCGATACATTTAATGGTTTCCTTATGATAGTTCCTATTACGAGACTTCAAGCGCCAGAAGATACTCTACCTGTACCAATTAATGTTTACGTTCGTTCTGACGACATTGTGTTTAACACAATTAGTGGAAGTTTGTGGACTGATTATTCGGTACCTTTACCGGGTCAGAGCCTTATTGCTCCCGGTAAAGAAGATGAAAAAGAATTTCTTCCGGTGACGGAGTCTCAGAATCTCCCGTCATCTGGGGTTACTTGTTATGAGATTAACCCCAAGAGCTCCGAACACACGTACATAGCTCAGGAACATTTCGGCGAACTTCCCTTAAGTTTCAGATCATTATTGAAACGTTTTGCCTCGTTCTATGAGCTGCAGTTTCCAGCGAGTACGGCAGTATCGAAGTGGATTGTTACCACGTTGTATACGCACCCGTTACCAAACCCCAGTCTTTCTAGTTATAGCGGACCGGCGATAACCCTTTTGGGTTATTTAAGATACGCTTATCTAGGAATGCGGGGCGGTATCAGGTATCGTGTGCACTTGGCTGGAGATGTCACAGTACAACCTTTGTCCAATGCTAAGGT